TGCATTGGCTGGCATGGACTAACTGAAGAAATGTACGCACATCAAAAGATGCTTTGGTTAGAAGAAGAATTGAAAAAAGACGCAGAGCTAGAAGAATACAAGAAGCAAGCACAAGAACTTTGGAGTGACTCATGCACTACTCCACGAAAGGCAGCAGAATGAATTGGTTAAAACGTAAAATTCGCCGTTGGCTAGACAGCGAGCAAGATATCTGCATAGCAGAAGATCGAGCATATGCTACTATTTCGCCAAAAAACATGATCAGTGGCCGCGATGTCAACAGTGATCCTACACTACAGTTCAAAGTATACAATGCCATTGGCGGTAAGGTTGTAGAGTTTAGTCGTTATGATCGTCATAAGGATCGTAGCTTCCACGATATCTACATTATCGGTAAAGACGAGGATTTTGGTGCCAAAATTGCCAAAATTGCTATGTTAGAGTGCCTTAAAGATTAATCCCGTTAAATAAAATATCCTAGGAGCAGATATGGAAGACCTTTTAATATATCTAGTAGTTGCAGGAATAGCATTTGTTATTGGCTGGCACATGAGAGCTATCACTATGTTGCACAATATGTTAGCTGATCCAGATCGTGTAATCGATCTACTTCATAAACTTAAAAGCGTCAGCAATGAAGAATATGCAGAGCTTCCAGACGATGCGATACCTTTGGAAATTGAAGAAGTAAATGGACAGGTCTTTGCCTACAACAAGATTACAGGCGAGTTCCTAGGTCAAGGCTCAACCATTGTGCAGGCCGCACTATCAGCCGCCAAACGATTCCCGGGCAAGACATTTTGGCATCCATTGTTAGAACAAGATAGCCAAACTGCTTGATATTAGATTACACATAAGTTATACTATGTCTAGCTGTTGAATTACAGCATAATCTATAGAGGAAATCTAAATGAAAACTATCAGCAAAGAAACCAAGACATTCAAATTATTGACTGCTCTTAAAGAAGGTGAGAAGTTCACAGCCAGCACAGCCCACAAGCGTTTTGGTATCAAGAACATTTCAGCAGAAGCTAGCCGTATCCGTCAAGCTGGATATGCAGTTTACGCTAACAGCTCAAAAGCTGGTAACGGTGTAAATGTTACAACTTACGAAATTGGTATGCCAAGCCGTCGTGTTGTAGCCGCTGGTTACAAAGCATTGGCATTAGGCCTAGCAGTTTAATCTAAACTGGCACAGTCAAAAGGCGCTTGATTGCGCCTTTTTTTATATAACTACAAGATGATTATCGACCTTTTTAAACCTACTATTGACTGGATCCAAGATGACTTTAGATCTAACCCCTTTCGTTTTTGCATTGAGCTTTTGGCTTGGGCTATCAGTATTGGCTGTAGTATTACAATGGCGGTCACTGTACCCAGTCCTCCGCTTCTTGTCCTTTATCCCATTTGGATCTCTGGTTGTGCTATGTACGCTTGGGCTAGTTACACTAGGAAATCATTTGGCATGTTGGCTAACTACATCTTGTTAGTCAGCATCGATACAATAGGTCTTGTTAGGATGCTTGTAAATGGATAATATAGAATTACGTGAAGAACGCCCGTTCTTTACTAGTGTATTTCACGGAAAGATTGCAACAGACTATTCAAGCCTATCAACAAACGTGCTTGATGTGCATTCGCAAGATAATAGGGGTGTGACTAAGAGTAATAGAAGTGGATGGCAATCTCGAGAGTTTACTCCTATCGAAAATTTGCATTCAGAATGGCTGTCACCGTTGCTCTCCGATTTATCTACATTAGCTTCTCAAGTTACAACTTTATATGGAATAATTCGACCGATTAGTGTATTAAGCTATTGGTTCAATATTAACGATCGTTGGTCTTACAATGATTACCATAAACATCCTGGCGCCCCTTTTGCTAGTGTATTTTATTTTAAAGTTCCAGAGAACTCAGGTGACATTTACTTTAAGAGACCTGATATCTTATCGGATTATATTCATCATGATCAATTGAACGGTAGGAATGCTGGTCGTATTATGATTAAGTCTCTTGCTAATCATTTCATTTTATTTCCAGGCTATTTAGAACACTGTGTTAGTCAAAACTTGTCAACTGAAGATGATGATAAGCGAATAGCAATAGGTATTAACTTTGGTTAATTATAAGAATGGTGATGCCAGCTTGACTTGTTCAATTTGGAATCCAGCTTCGGTAACATCTAGTTCCTGCCAGCTGGAATCACCGCTTTCAGTTCCCCTGTAAACTTTACCATCTTCCAAATCAATCAACATGTATTTGTTTGGTGCTTTGGTATGGACAACTAGATCTCTAGGCTTGTCCAATTCTGTAACAACTTCTCCAGTCAGTAAACTTCTTGACATTTTTACTATCCTTATATATAATGTATATATCAAAGGAAAGGTTATGGAATTAGTAAATGTAGGAGACCATTATTTTAGTAATGATGGTAAAACTTTTGAAATAGTAGATTTTTGGGTCCAAGAAGGTGAAGCTTGGGTAAAGTACATTAACACAAAGACAGAACAGGAATATCAGTGCTTGCACGAAGCATTCTTATCACGATTCTCATTGGGTCCATCCCCACAATCCTCCAGGGTTGTGCCGCATATACTGTAGTCAGTATTGGCTCCTATGCCGCAACTGGCAAGAGCCTTGGAGACCATGCTGGGTCCAAAGTAACAGGCGGTGACTGCAATCTAATCAAACATACCATTAATGGCGAGTATGTTTGTGAAATGCCTGTTGTCTATAATCGTTCTCCATTTTAACTTGACACTTGTGCCAAATGGCAGTATAATTTACACATATTAACACACAGAAAGCGAAACATGGCTTATCCAAAACTTATTACTGATTTCTTTGGCTCTGACCTAAACAAGTTGTTAGGCCCAAAAGACAAACGAGTCTCTTGGAAATCATTGTCACATGCAGAAAAAGCAGAGCGTATTAAAAACATTCCTGTTTATATTAGTACTCGTCGATTAGGTAAGGCTCCAAGTTTTCCCGAAATGCTGTTTGAATGTTTCCGTGTGTTACAAAACTTAGGCGATAAAAATCCTTTGATGGGGATTGATTTACCAGACTATGGTAGCCTAAGTAATGCCAGTGCTGTTCACGGAACACCTGCATTAAATTACTTTAATACACTAACCGATGTTAGAACATTATATAAAAATGCAGAGAAACAACGTGACTTGTTCCTGCAACATATTATTGTTGACATTGTATTTCAATTTGAACCTGGACTTGTGTTTCCAGGCGTAGGTCGCCAGGACTCTAAGAGCCGTATCTTTGTTAACGATGCACAACACCGTACCTTGGCATGTATGTTCCTTGGCATTGATCATGTGCCGTTAAACTATATCCAAAGTGATGACGAATATTGGGACGTACAACAATATGCCGCTATTAACATTAATAGTCTGCAATGTTCTGAGTTTGACAAATATCGCATCCGTGTTCAACGTGGTGACTGTTCAGTAGAAGCAGGTTTGCCAGTAGACCCAGAGGATCAATTGTGCATGGATCTACGTGATGTCTTTGATCAGAATGATATTACTGTAGTAGAAAAGGGTGATAAAGAAGTTGGTAAAAGCGGCAAGGTGCTTTCCGGTATTGGCAACATGATTAACTACTGGAAAACCTATGGTGCAGATACTGCTACACGAGCTATTGCTCTAAATGCATTAATGTTTCCAACGACTGTATTCCAAACTGCTAACAGTTGGGGCTTGATGGAGTTTATCAAGGCACAAGATCCTAGTGTTGATAAAATGCAAATGGACTATGCAATCCAGCGAGCTGTGAAAACTCTATTGCCAAGAGATAATCAAGGTAGTAAACTACACGATATGATTAAGAAGAAGTGCAAGGAAGATAACAATATCAGTTCAATTCGATTCGAGCCTATTGTAATTGCAGAAGGCATTCGCCAGATCTGTGAAGTAATGGGTGAAGAAGTTGACTGGACTTGGCAAGAACCTAAGTGGCCAGAAGAAAAATACGAGTTTGAGTTGGACCTTGCATAATGGCCAATGACTACGTTAAGATCAATGCGTTGATCGAGAATGTAAAGCATAACCCCTTTCGTGGGTTATGCGAGCAGACTTATATCAATGACAGCATCTATGCAGAGTTCGCTAAACGTAAAGATTTAAAGTGGGTAAAGATACAAGACTTGCGTCTAAAATATCGTTGGACTCTTGATGAAGCTCAGATGATGTACGACAAGACCCCCGATGGGTGGACTGATGGCTCGGGTGTTTATCGCCTATTTGATTTTGGCAAGGCTGAGAACAAGGTAGTCAAAGAAGATGGTATTGATAAACTATTCCACGAACCCCAGCATGATCATATTGTTAGTAGAGACGAAGCCAAGCGTTTGGGTTGGACAGACAAACAAATAAATCACCCTAGCAACATTCAATATATCAGTGCCATACAGAATTTTATGAAGCGCAACTTCACTAAAGAAATGTGGAGAGCTGTCAGTCCTACTATTGAATCCTTGTTTAAGGACTAATTTTATAGGTACAAAGCTAGCCTATAAATATCTACATGAAGATATTGATTACAGGCGACCAAGGCTTTATTGGTCGCAATATGACTGCATGGTGCCAACAGGAAGAAGGTTGGCATGTTGATGGCTGGGACTGGGATCCAAAGAACTATCCAGATGTAAGCGGATATGATTGGGTAATACATTTAGGTGCGGTTGCTGACAATGCCGAAACTGATGTAGAGAAGGTCCTAAAACAAAATCTAGAGTTTAGCCAATGGTTGTTCAACGAGTGCAACTTTCATGGTGTAAATCTACAATACGCAAGTTCTAGCACAGTCTACGGAGATACCAAAGACTTTAGCGAGTATGCTCCGTGCCATCCGCAAACTCCCTATGCTTGGTCAAAGTATTTGTTTGATCGCTGGTGGCCACAACAGGATGTTAAGATAATGGTGCAGGGCTTCCGTTACTTTAATGTATATGGCAAGTGGATGCACATTAGAGGCAATCGTGCTAATGCTATACACAAGTGGCGCACACAAGCTCGCAAAGAGGGCAAGATCACTGTATGGGAAAACGCTGAGAATGTGCGTAGAGATTGGACTTGGGTGGGCGATGTTTGCCGTCTGCACATAGACTTTATCAAAACAGTCAAGGGCTCGGGTATATGGAATTGCGGTGCAGGTCTAGCACACAGTTTCCTAGATATAGCAGAAGAAATAGCTGAACAAGAAGGTGCTATTATAGAATTTGAAGCAGTACCTAAAGTAGAATCTGCTAGATTTAGGCATAAAACCTGTGCTGATCTAAAACATCTAAAAGAAACTATAGGCAAGCGTCAATGGCTAAATGTATTTGAGTTCTTAAACCAATAAATACATTATCATGCGAGCAACCTATATTTTAGAAAACAGATGCCCCTACTGTGGTGATGCAGATCACACAGGGCTCAACGAAGCAGGCAAAGCCAGCTATAAACTATGCACTAGTTCTAAACCAAATAACGAACTAGGTGCTAGCAATCTAGCATCGTGTAAGAGTCAAGGACTTCGTGCTAGAGAAGGTAAGAAGTCTCATAAGATGGGCAAGAGTCCTAAGAGTCGTATGACTATGGGCGGACACAAAGTCAAAGGTCGCAAGTACGGTGGGCCATTACCGGACTGGAGTTAATATGCGATTCTATGAATTCTCAGTATTAAATTTTATTCCAGGTATGAGTGGACTGCTGAAGAATCTGCCTGCAGATACTGGTAGTGCAGTAGGTCAGGATGTTGATCCTATGGGAAATACTACAGGCATATCATCTAGTGGCACAGGCAAGCCAGTAGATGCCAAACCAGGAAGCCCATTTGGCATGCGTAATGGCAGACCTCATAATGGTACAGACTTTCCGGTGCCCGTAGGCACACCAGTAAAAGCACCAGAGGATGGTGTGATATCTAGAACTGGCCAAGACGGCGCAAATGGAATATTTGTGGTTATTAAAAGTGGCAACAACGAACACTTCTTGTTACACCTTAGCAAGATTAATGTTACTAATGGACAGCGTGTGAAAAAGGGTGAAGTAGTAGCCTTGTCCGGCAACACTGGACATTCTACAGGCCCGCACCTACACTGGGAAAAACACGTAGCCGGACGTGCAGTAGATCCAACTAGGAATATGGCCTAATTATGAGATTCAATGAATTTTCAGTACTAAACTTTATTCCAGGTATGAAAGACCTGTTGAAGAATATTCCAGGAAATATTGACGGTCCTGAAGATAGTGCTTCTAGTGCTGTTGACAAAAAAGATGCGGACACAAGTAGCATCAAAGATCCTAATTTTGACAAGAAGCTACAGAAGATAGCAGAAAAGCTAGGAGTCGATGTTAAAGACCTTAGAGCAATCATTAAAACAGAAAGTAATTTCAATCCTAAAGCTAGAAATTCAATCGCAGGCGGATTGATAGGGTTTACTGATAAGACTGCCAGAGGTCTAGGTACTACCCTAAATGATATACTAAAGATGGATGCGGTACAACAACTAGACTATGCCTACATGTACTGGAAGAGGATAGGTGTCAAACCTGGTATGAATCGAGGTGACATCTATATGCTGAATTTTATCCCAGCATATGCTAGTGCACCATCTAGTACTGTACTAGGTAAGAAGAATGGCGGACAGTTAGGTAGCACCGGCCTAAGTATGCATGCCATCTGGGCGCAGAATCCACTGTTTGGTAAGAGCAAGGGTAAAAACTACTTTACTGTAGCTGACGTAAAAAATCACATCAACAACGTAGCCTAATAAATATCCGTATGGAACTACACGGAAATTTATTAATAGCACCCCCAGCCGTTAAGGGCAACTTTTGGTATAAGACTGTTATACTCCTAACAGAACATCATGCTAACGGCAGTGTTGGCCTAGTGCTTAACAAACGCAGTCAAATGAGTTTACCCGAGTTTGGTCAACAGGTAGGAGTAGATATAGATCTCCCCGGCTTCGTTTACCTAGGCGGGCCAGTGAATGTTAAGAACCTTAGTTTCTTACATACTAACGATTGGTCCAGCACTAACACAATGCGTATCAACGATGAGCTATCGCTTAGTTCAGATCACGATATACTACCAAGACTAAGTCGCGGTGATGTTCCTAGC